TCATCCTGATTGCAGGGCTTTCCAAATGTCTTCAGGGTCCCGGACACGGATCGCTCCTTCCTTCTCAAAGCGGGCTGGCCAAGTGATCGCAGGGTTGTTGAAGCAACTCTCCAAGATGAAAAGCTTACGGCCCTGATAAAGGGCTGCACGTGCCTGCGTCAGCGTTCCTGACGTCTCTCCCGCTTCGACGATAATGGTACCCTCCGTCAACGCACTCATCGTCGCGTTGCGTTCGGGGAAATAGTATCGCTTGTGATGGAAGGGCTGGACCGCATACCTCAAGACGGGAACCTGCGAGACCAGCAAGTGCTCTTTGGCGATACGGGCCTGCAACTCAACATTCTCTTTAGGATAATTCTCACCCAGAGGCGTACCGATGACCGCAATGGTTCGCCCACCCGCTTCTAGAGCGGCGGTGTGAGCAGCCTTATCGATACCCGTGGCAAGGCCAGAAACGACGGAAAAGCCACGAGCTACAAGCTCTCTCGCGAGTCGCCCGGCCCGTCTAGTCCCTTCTTCTGAAGGCTTGCGACTGCCAACGACTGCAAGGCCGCGCATCTCAGTAAGTTCCCAAGTGCCTTGATAGTAGAGGAGTTCCACAGGATGCTTTGCATCGCGCAATTTGACCGGGTAGTCACCAGCTTTGTTGATGCGTACACCAAACTGATAGACGCCAGATTTATGCAGTTTTTCGATGACCGACGTTGCTGTCTGATCAGCCTCTGTGTGTGATACGAAATCAGACGGCAATGCAGTCGCATCAGCGGCAAACTTGTCAGCCAATGTCTTGAATGTTGCACCTTGCTGCATGAACAGGGCTTCATACGCACCCAATTCCCGCCGGGGCGAGATGATCGAACGTGATGGTCGCGAATCATCTTCGAACGCCAGGCTATTCATGGCATGACAACTCGCTAACGATAATCATTTGCGTCTCCCTTCGCGGGAATATCTCCCCAACTGGTCTGGTCAAGATGGCCTATAAATAGCGACAATACAATGTTGCCCGAGTGTCGGCTTGGGGGATTATGACATAGTAACCTCGCACTTGCAGCGAACGGCCGCTCTCCGCCCCGTCCGCCCTCAAAAACAGCCCCTCAGCCAACGCCACGCCCTTGCTGCAGCCAGCGGGACCACGCCGTTACCGGCTGCAGCGGATCGGTCCACCCTGAGGGCCAGCCCATCATCCAGTCGGTGAAGGACGGGTTGAGATGCAGCGCCTCCTTGGAGTGCAGCGCCCCAGGCAGCAAAGTCACCTGGCATCGGGGGGAAGAGACGAGCGGTCCGGGCGTCCAGCCCGTGGCCTTCAATAGGTCCCACATCATGACCCAGCACCGGGCGGCCATGATCAGGCCGACCTGGCTCCCCTTCTGGTTTTGGTCCGCGATGAACTGAAACCGCCCCGGTCCCACGCGGATGCTCGTCCTGTTGCCGCCCATCAGGTAGGTCGGCGTGGGCCAGAATGAACATCCGTTCGCGTAGGTGAGACCCGCCGACTTCCGCCGCTGATACGACGCACGCTGCAACCCGGTAGCCCATGCCTTGAAGGTCTCGGGCGACATCATGGAAGCCCAGGGACAGATGGCCGGGGACGTTCTCGAAGAAGCACCACTCGGGTCGGACTTCGTCGATGATACGTGCAACATAGGGCCAGAGGTGCCGGGGGTCGTCGCGTCCGCGCCGGTTGCCAGACAGGGTGAACGGCTGGCACGGATATCCGGCAGTGACGATATGAACGCGGCCACGCCACGGGCGGCCGTCGAAGGATTTGAGATCGTCCCAGACAGGAGCCGGAGCCAGGGACGTGTCCGCCATCCGTGCCACGAGAGTGGACGCGGCGAAACTGTTTCGCTCGACATAACACACAGTGCGATATCCGGGTTCTGCGAGGTGAAGGCCGAGATCCAGTCCGCCGACACCGGCGCAAAGGCTGATGCCGCAAAAGTCGTCATGTCGTTCGGGGGTACGAAGAGCCACACGAGGGGTCCTTTCCATCGCGATCGGGTCGCTTCGGTGAGGGGCTCGTCTGGGGCCTCAGATGATTGAAGGCGCGGCATCGGGGGCATTTGATGCTGATCTTGCAGCCGAAGTCTGCGCCGTCGGTTTTGAATAGCAATCGGGCACAGCCCGAGCAACGGATTTCATGGGTAGCCATGGGATATAGAATCGCCTCACAGTGGCCGTCCCTCATGAGGGAGGGGGCGGCTGTAAGTTCCTTGCGGTCGGCGGGATTGCGTCGAAACTTTCCCCGTGTCGAAGGGTGTTGGCGCACCCTTTGGCCCCCCGTTTAAGGGGGTGTTCAACGGCCCTTACGGGGCCGTCTGATCTGCCCCGCGTTCAGTGGAGAAGGATGTCGTGAGTGCGCCGGCCAGATCATGCGTGACCTTGCGGATCAGCCAGTCGCCGTTCAGCTCGGCCCGCAGGCCGGACATGCGGATCGTCCCGCCTGCAAAGAGATCGCCGTTGAAGCGGTGCAGCATGCCGTCCAGCGTCAGCCGCGCCCGGTCAGACATGGCAAGCTCGGCCGCACAGGCGCGCTGCGCGTCGGCGGCGGTGGCATAGACGTGACGCAGCCGGTGGACGGGATTGCCGCTGCCGACGGTGACCTTGACGGTCTGGCCGCCCGCGATGTCGCCCCATTCGGCCGTCACGCTGGCGTAGGCCTTGCGCGCGCCGCGATCCCAGGACCAGTCGGACAGATCGGTGCGGTCGATGGCCACGGGCGGGATCGATGCACCGGTCGCGTCCCGCCCCGTGCCGCGCGGCATGACGACCAGGCGACCGGCTGCGGGCTTGGCGGTGGCGTCCAGCGTTCGTGCGATGCGGGTCAGAAAGTTCAGATCGCTCTCGGCGGTCTGGGCGAGGAAGGGGTAGCGAATGGTGGCGAGCGCATCGGCGACGACCGGTTCCAGCCCGACCCGGCCCGCGATGGTCTCGACGATCTGGCCCAGCGTTTGACCGGTCCAGCCGCGCGATCGCGGCGCGCGCAGCGGGCCGGTCATGTCGGCGGCGGTCGCGTCGATCGTCAGGGTCTGCGGCATGCCCGTGCCGCGCACGCGGTCCACGGCAAAGAGACCGACCGGGACCAGCTGCTGGCCCACGTGGCCCAGAGCGACGTCCAGGACGACGCCGGTCTCGGGGGCCGCGATGCGGCCGTCGCGGTCATCGACCTTCAGGCGTAATGTGTCGGCCGATAGCCCGTCCTCATCGGTGACGGACAGCGAGATCAGCCGGTCGGCGATGGTCGCGGTGATATCCGTGTTGGCGGCGATGATGCGGACCGCGGGCGTCACGTGCGACCCCAGAGGCGGATTGTCGTGCGGGTCGGCGCGGGGGCGGCGTCCGGCAGCATGATCAGCAAACCATCGGGCAGCACCGCACCGGCGGCGGCCAGACCGGGGTTCGCGTCCAGAATCGCGGTGCAGAGCCGGGCATCGCCCAGCTCGCGATGGGCGATCAGATCGACGACGTCGCCCTGGCGGGTCACATATGGTGTCATGCCCGGTCGCCTCCGTAGCTTTGCAGATCGACGGCAAAGTCGATCTTGCGCGGGGCCCCGTCGGCCATGAACACCGATTTGGTTTCCTCGACCGACGTGATGACCCAGCGGTCCCAGATGAACCCGAGGCCATCGACCAGGATCAGCGGCTGCCCCAGTCCGGCCTGCAAGCGCATCAGCTCGACCTGACGCAGCCCGCCCTTGAAGTGCGGATAGATCACACCGGACAGGGTGACGCTTTCCGTGCCACGGCCTGCGAACTGTGCGGCAGGCTGGCGGCCGATGCGGTCCACCTGTTCCCACCGGTAGGCGGCCGTGCGGCGGAAGGTCTGATAATCCGCTCCCGCCACGCCGAACCGGAACACCCCCAGCGCCATCATCACGAGGCTATTCATAAAAACCCCCGTCGTGCAGGGCTCGGCTGGTATCCATCAGGTCCGCCAGCTCGCGCTTGACCGCCCGCGCGACCGCCTGGGCATCCATGCCGGGGGCCGCGTTGATGACTATGTCGCCGAACCTGACGCTGCGCGTGGGTGCGGCACCGGCCCGCCGCGCGTCGCGGGCGGTGATGATGCTGCCCGACTGGCCGGGGGCAAAGAATTCCTGCCCGCGTTCGTTGACCTCGTAGATGCCACCGGCCCGGACGGGACCGCCGAGGGCACGGCGTCCGGCGGAAGTGCCACCAACGCCTGCGGTCGCTGCCATCGCCGGGGCTGCGTCCGGGGTTGCGCCTATGTCCTTGATCAGCGCAATCCCGTCGATCATCCACTGCGGCACGATCGCGGCCAGCGATGCCTTGATCGTCTCGACCAACCCGGTCAGCACCGACCAGATGCCCGCGCCGAGGCTTTGGATCATCTCGACGCCCATATCAAACCACGGGTGATCGGTGATCGACGCGATGCTGGCGGCGACATCCTCAAAGGACCAGCCGGTCAGGTATTCCAGGAACCCGCTGGCCGCGTCAAAGATCAGCGTGAAACCGTTGAAGTCTTTGATGACCTGGAACACGCCGTCGATCAGCCCGTCCTGAAACGCCGCCTTCACCCGGTTCACCTTGTCGGTGAAATAGGCGACGATTCCGTCCCAGTTCTGGTAGATGGCATCGACGGCATAGGCGATCAGTGCCAGCGTCAGGATCAGCGGGTGCCGCATCGCGAGGCGGCCCAGCCAGATCAGCGCGCGGCCCACGATCCCGGTCGCCGCCCACAGACGGCCGAGGGCAGCGACGGGGTTGGTGGCCAGCAGGATCAGACCCCGGCCCAAGGCACTGGCGGCCCGACCGGCGACACCAAGGGCGATCTGCATCCAACCGAACAGACGGACGCCGACACTGACCAGACGCAACAGCGGCAACAGCGCCAGACTGACCGCAAAGGATGCAACCGACAGGCCAAACAGCCCCGCCGCCAGCCAGCCAAGCTGCTGGATCAGTTGCGGGTTCGCCTCGGCCCATTCAACCGTGCGCCCGATGACCGGCATGATGGTTTCAAGCATGTCGTTCAGCATCGGCAAGAGCTGCGATCCGACAACCACGCTGAGCGTCTTGAAGTATTCGATGGTGCGGGCGCGCTGCGCCTTGGTCGTCTCGACCTGGCGGGCGTATTCCAACTCCATCAAGCCAAGCAATGACGCGCTGTCTGCGGTCGCGGCAAGTGCGACGCGCAGGGTGTCGGTCTGGGCGATCAGCGGAATGATCGCAGCCTTGCCTTCCTCGCCGAACAGATCACCGACCAGCGACGACCGACGATAGGGCTCCATCTCGTTCAGCGCATCCAGCACCGACAGGATCGCGCCGCTGGCGTCCTCTTGCATCGCCCGCGCCAGATCCTCGGCGTCGATGCCCAGCTCCTGAAACACAGCCTTTTGCCGGGCCGTGGCACTTCGGCCGACGGTCATCGCGTTGATGAAGTTCTTCATGCCCGTGGCGGCGATCTCGGGGCTGCTGCCCGCCGCCAGCAGCGTGGCACTCAGCGCCGCGATCTCGCTGGTGGCCAGACCGGACACGTCGGACAGAACCGCCTGACGGTTCAGCACAGCGAGGATATCGGCCTCATTCGTGGCCATGGTGTTGCCCAGCAGGTTGACCATGTCGCCAAGCTGCATGGCCTCGTCCTGGGTCAGGTTCAGGTTCGCGCGCCACCGTGCGAGCGTCTCGCCCGCGGTCTCGGCTGATACGCCAAGGGCCACGCCCATCACCGTCGCGGCCTCGGCAAATTCCAGAAGCTGCGCACGCTTTTCCGCGTCGGGCAGGTTGGCATCGACGACCCCCATGCGTCCGGCAGCCGCGACGATATCCATGATGCCCTGCGACGTGGCGTAGAGCCCGCCCGAGGTGACCAGCGCCGCGATATCGCGTTGCAGATCGACGAACCCGTTCTCGCTGTCGAAATCCACGACCTTGGCAATCTCGGCCATGCGGGCCTCAGCCTCGATCGCCGGTTCGGTCATCGCCCAGAACCCGGCGGCCATGCTGGCAAGCCCGGCTGCCTGTCCCACGATGCGCGCCTGCTGGCGGTCGGCCATCTCGCCGATCGCGTCGGCGCGTTCGAGGTTGCGCAGGCCCGCCTGGCCGATCTGGTTGCTGACCCGCTCGACCTGTTGCAAGGCTTGCTTAGCCGGTCCTGTCGCGCGGTCCACCAGGCGCAGGATCAGGGCGATATTCATGTCAGTCATCGTCATCCTCCTGTCGTGGTGCGCGGTCGCGGGCCTTGGCCCACCAGTAGGCCAGATCGTCCAGTGTCATGGGGCCGGTGACATCGGGGCCCCAGCCGAACACCACGGCGATATCCGCCATGGTGTCGCCGGTGTCGTCGTGCGGGATCAGGCTTCGGCTGCCCGCAGCGCCTCTTCCTTGAGGGCCGGAGAGGCCAAAAAACCGACCACCTCCATCCCCAGTGTCAAAAGGTCCGCCGGGGCCAACGCCTCGACCTCGGCGGGCAACAGCGCGGGCACGGTGACGCGCGGAAGCACCTTGAGCAGCTCGGACGTGTCCATCTGCAATAGTGAGGTCAGCTTACAGCCGCGCAGCTCGCCTGCGGTAGGCTGGCGGATCTCGACGGACTTCAAGTCGCCGCCCTCGCGCTTGATCGGAGTGGTCAGTTTGGCCATGGTTCAATCCCCCCTTAAAGACCCATTGCAGTGCGGATGCCTGCAAGCTGGTCGACGCCGTCGATGACGCGGACGCCGTTCTCGACATCGATTTTCACGAGCTGCTGCCCATTCTTCTCGATGCTGAAGAAATCGACATCCATCATCGCCTTCATCTTGGACTCGGTGCCTGCCTTCAGGTCGTCCCAGTTGACGTCGGTGATGCGACCGCCCATCGCAAAGATGAACGTGTCCGCCGCGAAGTCGTCCTCGCCCATGGCGGCGGGACGCAGGACGATGCGGTTCTTGGACCCGAACAGCCGGATCGGCGCGTCCGACCATTCGTCGAATGTCAGCTCGGTCGTCATGGCCTCCATGCCCATGTCGACGGCCGTCTCGGCATCCATGCCGGCACCGCGATGTGCGGCGGTCTTGATCTTGAGGGCGGGCAGCTTGCCGGTGCTGACCAACCCCATGTAGCTGACGCCATCGAGGAAGGCGTTGTAGTTGCGGATTGTGCGCGGGAAAGACATCAGGTGCCTCCTTTAGCTTGCGGCTTGAAAGTCGGTGATCAGCTCTTCGTAGTAGTCACCGTTGCGACGGGCGCGGAACGTCAGGCGTTCCAGCGGGGCGGGCGGCTCGATGTCGAAATCGAGATAGAGCTGACCTGCGGCCAGCGTGGCCTTGGTGTTCAGCTCCGGGTCCAGCCAGACGGTGCCGCCCAGCAGCGCGCCCTGGGCTGTGAGCCGGTCAAGGTAGGCCTGCACGCTGTCGCGGATGTCGATCAGCAGTTGCGCGGACAACGGACGGTCCGTCGCCCAGCGGTGCGCCCGTTCGATGCTGTCGTAGATCAGATCGGCGGTGCGCCGCACGCTGAGGAAGGCCCAGAGCGGATCGTCCGACGTGCTGCGGTTGCCCCAGACGCGGAAGCCGTCCTCACGGATGATGACGGAGACCTTGGCCTCGTTCAGGCGGTTGGCCTCGGTGTCCGGGTCCGAGATCGCAAAGCCGATGGGGCGGGCCAGCCCGGTGACGCCGCCGACCAGCCGGTTGGAGGCCGACCACCAGAACCCGCGTTCGTTGTCGGTGCGGCTGATCACGCCCGCCACATAGGCCGAGCCCGGACGTGTCACGGTCTGCGCTGACACGGTGTCAAAGACGCGGACATGGGCATCGACCAGGAACAGGCGGTCCGACCCGAATTGACCGGCGTAGGTGATCGCATCGGCCTCGACCGTGTTGGGACCATCGGCCACGACGACGGCCCGCAGCTTGGCCGCGACAGTGATCAGCGCGTTGGTCAGCGGGTTGGCGGCACTGGGATCGGTGGGGCGCGTCAGACCAGGCGCGATCAGGATGCGCGGGATCTGACCCGTGACGGCACCAGCCCCGATCAGGGCATAAGCGCCGGACTGCTGGGCTGCGTTGCCCACGGCATTGCCGAGGGTCGCGGCATCGTCGGCCCCCTCTGCCACCCGCACGACGATCGCCACGGCAACGCCCTGGGCATAGACTGCGTCGTAGGCATCGCGCAGGGTCCCGGTCGGCCCGAGTGCTGCCGATGCGCGGGGCCCGGTGATCAGGACGGGCGTGTTCAACGGGAACGCGTCGTCGGTGGCCTCCGGTGCGGTGCCGACGATCCCGATGATCGAGGACTTGACGGTCGAGATGGGACGCAGGCCGTCGTCGATCTGGACGACCTCGACCCCGTGTAGAAACTGTTCAGGCATGGTGGTTCTCCTTTTGGTGTGAGGGGGCGGCGGTCATGACCAGCGCCACAGAATGACGGCAAGCAGCATGGCGAGGCGTTTGAACGGACCGACGCCGTCGGCGCGCAGCGCGCGGTGAAACGGACCGGCTGCCGTGACCCGGTCCCAGCCGCGCTCCAGCAGGTTGTCGTGCAGCGCCGCAGCCTTGAGGAACTTCGGATCGTGCGGATTGAAAATCAGCCGCAAGCCAGGCGGAACAGAGACGTCGAAGGTGTAGCCCTCGGGGATCTCGATCAGCAGGCCGGAGCCTCTGCAGCCAAGCTCCCAAGCAAAGCTCAGGCAGGTGCGATACCGGTTGCTGCGCGGCAAGCGCGAAAAGATCGGCTTTGCATCGGTGTAGGCGCTCATGCCTCGCCCTCCTTGCGTGCAGCCAGGATCGCGGCGGTCGCGGTTGACCGGGTCATCGCCTCGGCAAACACCGTGTCGATCCCCTTGGCCGAGGCGGTCAGCAGCGCCTGTCCACCCTGCAAGGCTGCCAGCCCGTCGCGGCAAATCTGGACGAGGTCCGCGTAACCGGCCAAGGCCTTGAGCATGTCCAGCTCGGCCTGTTCGGCGGCTGTGCTGGCATGATCGGCCAAGGCCACGACACGCACCATCTGACCGGCTGTCAGGATGCCGGAAACATCAGCCAAGGTGCCGACGATGCTGGGTGTGTCGCCTACAGTGCGGTCAATCGTGGCCCGGATCGCCGCACGGGCAGCAGCGGCCGCAGCCTGCGCTTCAGCCTGCGCGATTGCGGCTTCGGGATAGCCCAGGGCCAGCGCTTCGGCGCGGGTGACGGAATAGACGGAGCGGTCGCCGTCCGTGACGTTCAGCATGGTTTCAGGCATATCAGACCGTCCCAACGATGTTGCTGCCAGGGGTGAAGCGACTGAGCATGACCGCGCCGTTCTGCTGCTGAACACCCTGCGTTCCAGCCATGACAAACGGGTCAACGCTTGCCGGGCGACCGATGGCTGTCACGACACCCGAAAGCGTGCCGCGCCAGAAAGCCACCCGAGCACACGCAAGGCCGTTGAACCCGACCAAGCAAGCTGTCTGCTGACCTGTAAAAGCAAAATCAGACAGGCTTACGCCACCGATCCATCCTGCTTCACCGGTAAAAATCGAGGCGTTTTCGCGAAACAGCTCGCCCGGAACAGCAAGCGCGCCGTGAGTGTGCTCGACCTCTACCGTCGTCACCGTGCAGGTGTCGTGCAGACGAAAACCGCGCAAGCCGTTGCGGGACGAGGTCACCTTCACATCGTGGTTTATGACCGCCGGGTTGTTTGTCGGGCCGGCAAGAACCAAGTGGCGGTTGCCTTTCAAATCAATGTCAGACGTGAACGGCACTGACCCTGCGCTACCACCGGGCAGGTTCAGAACAACCCGCTGACCAGGTGACGATGCCGCGACCGCCTCCGCGATCGTGTTGAAGGTCCCGCCGTTGAGCTGGGTCGGATTCGGGTCCGCCGGGTCGATGGTCGCCTCGAAGGCAAGCGACGGGATCAGGCCCTCGACGCCGGCCGCGACCTCGACGGCCAGCGCATCGACGGCAGCCTGCAGCGCTGCGAGGTCTGCCTCGCCTTCGGCCACGGCCGCCTCGACTTGGGCGCGCACCCCAGCTGGCATGTTTGCAAGAAAGGTGGCCAACGAAGACAACTGCGCCAGCGCCTCGTTCATCGTTGCAAAATTGGTAGGCATGACCAGACCTCCTATCGCACACGGATGATGGGATGGACGGACACGGCGCGCGGGCGGGTTTCTTCACCGCCGAACAGATCGGTCTCGCTGACAGATTGGCCGTCGTTGTTGAGGTCGGGCCCGTCTACGTTAGCGTTGGCGTCGGACACCGCCGCCGGTGAAATACCGTGCTTGTGCGCGCGGATTTCATCCGCCTGCCAGGTCCCGATTTCGAGGGCGGGCAGCTCGCCGCGTCCAAGATCGGCACCGCGGCGGAACTCGGTTCGCAGCTCGGGAATGTTAAACGTGGTTGCACCGTCGCCCGCGCCCCACGCATCACCAATGGCTGCCCACAGCTCGGGGTATTCATCCCGCGCCAGCGCGCGCCCGTCAGCCGTCATCCAGCCGTCCGGTGCCACCGGCCCGGCACTATCGACAATCGTGCCGATGGGCACCTGCGCACGTTCCAGCACCACGATCCGCTCTGCAGCCTGTGCCAGTGCCTGCGTGAAGATGGCATGGGCGGCAAGATCCTCGGCGATGTGATCGACCAGTGCCCAGTCGGGACCATCGACGATGATCGCCCCCTCGGCCACGCGGTCCAGCGTGATGGTCTGGTCGAGCACAAAGTCATAGGCCCCGAGGTCCGCTGTCGGGTAATCGAGCCCGGCCGCCACCACGATCAGATCGCCGTCTTGGTCGAAGAACCCGACCTCGCGCAGGGTCATCGCGGGCAAGTCGGCCGAGGGGAAAACCGCGTTGATCATCCAACTGCTGGCCTCGGTCTGGGCGCGACGGTCGAACGGGCGACGGATGACCTCGCCCAGCAGCGCCACCTGATCCGTCGTGGGATCGTAGAGCGCGCCGCCGCCGTCCCCCAAGGCGACCTCGGTGATGACGACGGCCGCCTCGGACCCCGAGGCTGTGTTGACCTTGGCAAGGCCGAGGTCGGTAAAGATGATCGTGGCAGGCATGGCGTTCCCCTATGCGGGCCGCACGTCACCGCGCTGGACGATGCGTCCGCGCGTGGCGATGTGGGCTGGCTGATGAATGGATTGATCGGTGACCGGCACCGCGGGCCGCAGGATACCGGTCGCATCGAGGCGCGCGCGCTGGCCGGTGGCGGCGCGGGCATCGCTGGCGACGGTCGAGCGGACGCGAAGCGCGTATTGCGACCGGACCGGCTTGATGCTTTCGACGATGCGCGCCACGTCCTGGACAAAGACGTCATCGGCGCGGCGACCGGAGTTCTCGATCCGCTCCATGCCGATATCGAGGCGGAAGGTGTGCGGGGTGCCGTAGTACTGGAACCATTCCTCCAGCACGGCATCGATGCCGGCTGCATCCAGGGCCGCGATGACGGCACCGCGTGTGCCCTTGCGGCGATGCACCTCGACCGAGCGCGCGATCACGGCACGCTTGACCGCATCCGACCAGGTCGCATCCCAGTTATCGACGGACATCGCCCAGGCGAGCCAGGGCAGCAAATCCGCCGGGCAATCCGCGACCCGACCAACGCGGCCGATGTCGAACTTGAGGTCGTCAGGTACAGCCGTTGCCGCCTCGATCGCGCGGTCGAGCATTGTGGCGTTCGAGGCCAGGAGGGATTGATCAAGCATCGACGCCCCCTGCGGTCAGGGTGATGTCAGTGCAGAACGCGGCACGTGTCCCATCGATCTCGATATCGGCGGCGGGACTGGCGAGAACCACGTTCTGTACGCCAGCACCGTGCAGCGCGGCAAAGAGGCCGGAGCGCGTGACGTTCTCACCGATCAGGCGGCGCGCGGCGACGTAGGCGGTGACGGCCGCGCGCGATGTTTCCAGTACCACCGCACTGTCGGGACCGTCGTAAAAGGTCAGGGTGGCCGCGATCTGATAGGGCACGATGACTGCACTTTTGACCTGCACCAGATCGGTCAGGGGCCGGACGAAGTCATCGTTCAACGCGGTTTCAACGGCCTGCAAAAGGTCCGCAGGTGCGCTGCCATCACCGGCCTCGGCCAGAACACGGATGCCCACGACGCCGGGCGCGAGGTTGGCGACCGCGATGTCGCGGACTCGCGGATCGGCGGATCTGGCAAAGAACAGATACGACCCGATGGTCCCGGCTGTCGTCTGTGCCTCAAGCGCCAACTGCATGCGGCTGCGGAAATCGCTGTCGGTCTCCATTACCGCCGCGACCGGCGGCGTGGCGTCCGGTTGCGCCGGGGCGAGGACAAGGCGGGCCACACCGTAGAAGGCCGCAAGCTGGTCGAGGTTTGCGCCGGTCGCATAGGCGGGCATCACGGCGCGCGCGCCGTCGTTGACGACAGCCCGCAAGAGCACCTCATCAAAGGCGTCGCGCTGCAGATACATCGTCAGCGGCTCGCTTTCGAGCGCCAGCACCGGGGCAAGGTCAGGTGCCAGCGCCAGCAGCGCATCACGCTTGCGGGCAAAGATCGCCTCGACGTCCTGCGTGTCGACCACCTGGGGGGCAGGCAGGTTTTCCAGATCGATCTGCGTGAACCGGGTCATGCCGCCACCTCGACCGGGATCGTGCGGGTCGTGACCTCGCCCGCGATCTCGGCTTCCAGCGCCAGCGACACGCGACCGGCCGCACTGGCAATCACGCTGACACGGCGCAGGGTCAGGCGCGGTTCCCACAGATCAATCGCCTCGGCCGTCGCGGCATAGACCTCGATCACCGTCGCAGGTGTGACCGGCATGTCGATCAGGCGCGGCAGGTCCGACCCAAAGTCACGCCGCAAAACGCGGCTGCCCTTGGGGGTGGACAGGATCACACCGACGGACTGCGCCAGATGCGCGTCCAGGGTCAGGCGCTGACCAGTATGGCGGCTGAGGCCTGTCACTTCGCGTCCTTGGCCTCGGGTGCCAGTGTCACGTTCTCATAGGCGGCGGCCTGCGGTGTGAGCATCAGGGCGTCGCCTTTCTTGCGGTAAGCGCCTGCAATCCAGCCGGACGCACTGGCCACATAGGATTTGCGCGGGTCGGGTGTGGCCCCCGGGTTGGCTTTGGTCGGTTTGGTCATCACTGCGGTCCTTCGGTTGTGGCGGCACCGGCTGCGACGCCGCCGTGGATGTGGTTTTGCAGGCTGATCCCTCCGGCGATGACATCGCCGCTGACGATCAGGGTGCCGTTGAAGTGGATCTCGCCACCGGCCAACTCGAACAGCGGCACGGCGGCATCGGCAGAGGGCGCGTTGCCCGCGAAGATCCCGCACACGACAATGGCGCGGGCCATGTCGCCGCCGGGGCATGCGACCAGGACCTGTTCGCCGACGGCGGGCATCCACCACAGCGAGAGGCTCCCCGCGCGCATCATGCCGACGGCCGCGGCGGGGATCGTGATGTCGCCCAGGTTGACGGCGACGCTGGGTCCGGCGGGATCGACCGACACGATGGTCCCGACTTGCAGAACATTGGCGATACGGCGGTCGCCTTCGGCGGCGGCAAGGGTCATGGTGCCTCTCCGATCCGGGTGTAGTCATCGACATGATCCGCACCGATGTCCGGCGATTGACCGACGTAAAGGTCGACACCCAGCGGCGCGTCGGGTGCGGCGGGATCAAAGGTGCAGGGCTGCGTCCAGGTGACAGCCCAAAGGCTGGCCGCTGACTTTTGCCAGCCTGCGGTCACGACAGACTGACCGCGTACGTTGCGCGCCTGACCGCAATCGGGGCGGCCCCAGCGGCGGTCGGGAATGGCGGTCGCCAGCGCACCCATCATCGCGGCGGCAGCAGTATCGCGGTCCAGCCCCAGCGCATCCTTGGTCACGATGAAGGCGGCCATGGCGAGGTCAAAGGTGTGGAATGCCCCGGCGGCGGTCTCCGCCTGCTTGATGTCGAGGATCGAAACCAGCACGGCGGGCGTCTGGATCGCATCGGATTTGAGGCGTTCGAGGTTGAACCGCCCGGTGATGCCCTTGCAGGTTCGGCTTGCCGGCAGCACCTCCTTCAGGCGGACAGCTACAGCATCCGGCAGCTCTTGCAGCAGGCCGGTCATTGCAGCACCTCGCCCAGGTCACCGGTCACTAATTCTGCAATGTCGCGACGGTCCTGATCGGACAGGCCAAGGTAGGGCCTTGCGGGCAAGCCGGGTTTGCCGACCTCTTCGCCGCCGAATTGCTGGATCGCGCCATAGACCAGGTTGGTGCCGACCCGTGCCTCGGGGCCGTCGGAATAGTTCTGGATGCTGTCCAGTAGGCCCGGCAGGCCGTCACCGACCAACAGCGAATGACGTGCGCTGCGCGTCGCGGCATAGGCTTCGGACCATGCGGCCCATGGCTCGCCGTCGGGACCGGCCTTGTCGTCGGCGATGCGTTCCTTGGTCGAGCCTTCCAGCAGCGCCCCGATGTTGAAGGCCAGCGCGTCGATCTGCCAGGCGGCAAGGTCACGCAAACCGGCCTCTACCATGGCGGTGTCGAGTTCAAACTGTGCGACAACGCCGACCATCAGAGCCCCCGCATCTTGTCACGGGAAAACAGACGCGCGGGTCCGCCGGTTGTCAGCGGGTTGGGGCCACCGTCGTCCGGTTCCTCGCCCGCGACCGGGGCGATGGTCAGGCGCATCTCGCCCTTGGCGATCCGCTTGAGGGCGGCCATTGCGTCCTCGTATCGCTGGCGCAGCTCCTCGGTCATCGTGCTGGACGATCCGGCAAGGCGGTAAAGCGCGATATCAACGCAGTATTGCGTCAGGATGTCGTGGGGATCGGCCAGCGGCAGGTCGTAGCGGACACCGACATAGCCGTTGATCTCGGCACTGGCCGAGCGCAGGGCGCGGGTGATCGCCGCATCGTCAGGCACACCGTCACCGTCGCGATCGGCCACGACCAGCGCGTCGGCGGTGTAGAGCGTGATGATGTCGTCCTGGCTTGCGTACATGGTGTCCTCGAAATTCGTGGGGGCCATCCTCCCCCTGGGCCATCGGGTCCGGGCTTGTTCCACCGGACGGTGCAGCGATGCGGGGCGCGATGGCTTCCCCTGGTCTTCGTGCCCGCCCCCGACGCTGCCACACGGGGGCGGGCGTATCGGCAACCGCAGCCATCTGGGGAGGATGTCTGCTTGCCGCGGTGCCGAATGGGATCAGGCTTTCAACGGGGCCTTGAAGCCACCTTTGACGAGCTGCTCCATCGCCGCGTCGCGCAGCTCTGGCGTGACCAGCTTGTCGTCGATCGCCACGGCAGCGCGCAGCTTGCCCATGTCGGGCAGACCGCCCTTGGTGAAATCGTCGTCCACCATCTGCGGGATCGCGGACAGCAGCGCGTCGATGACCTCAGCTTCGGTCGGGATCGTTGCCGGCAAGTCGCTGGCCGCGATCTCGGCCGGGGTGGCGGCGCGGACCTTCAGGTGCGGCTCGTTCTCGATCGCCTTAGCGTGGGCGTCGGTGAAGTCGTCGCTGTCCACGACGGTGCCGTCCTTGGTCCACATCCGCCCGGCCCGGAAAAACGTGCCCGACGGTGTGGTGGCTTGAATGAAGAGTTTCATGCGCGCGCTCCCTTACGCGGCCCAGTCGTCAACGACGATCTCGACCTTGTTGTAATGCTTGTTGTCGCCACCGTTCGGCAGGCTGCGGACCGCAAAGATGTCCTCGGCCGCGGACTGGTTGTCGGCGTTGACGACGATCATGTTGGGCGCGATCCCCAGCGGGCGGCCGCCGTCGGCTGTCACCTTGCGCATCGCGGTGCGGGCGGCCTCGAAGTTGGCGACCGTCAGCGGCTGGCGCGAGCAATAGGCCATCTGCCAGAAGCCGAAGCCTGCCTCGCAGCGATACCGGATGCCCCATTGGAACTCGTCCTTGGTGAACACCACGTCCGAGGTCTTGGGGTCCATCTTCATGGTCATCTCGGGCTTGGTGCGTTCCTGGAAGATGAACGGCTTGAGTACCTTGCGGGTGTCCAGCAGATACCAGGCAGGCTCCAGACCGTCGGCGTAGTTGGCGACGGTCGTGACGGCACCGGTCCCGTCAGGGTTGGCATAGACCGGATGATCGACATCGAAGAAGTTCTGCCCGTCGTAGCAGAGCGAGGCGGTGCCTTGGCCCATCAGGTCAGAGATCAGACGGTCCGGGTGCTGTGCGGATTCCTGACCCATGTGCGCGGCAATCGGCGAATAGTGACCGTATTGATCATCCTCGATCGCGGTGCGTTTGACGCCGAGCGTGGCCTCGAACAGGCGGTTGGTGATCTCGTAGCCCTGGGACTTCATGTCCTTGACGACGCGGTCGCCGATCCATTCGCGCAACTGCGGGAAATCCTGCAGCCAGCCGTAGGTGTTGGAACTGGTCGTGGACGGCACCAGCGTGGCGACCTTTTTCCAGAACGGATCGACCGTCATCTGGGCGTAGGCATCCTTGAACGCCTTCTGGATCGAGGTGTTCAGCGCCAGGAGCAGGGCGGGGGTGATGATAGCCATGGATCAGGCCTCCTGTTCGGCCTTGGCCGTGGCGAATTCCGCCTCGGTCAGACCCATCTGTTTTGCGACGGCGATCTCCTCGGCGGAGAGCGTGGTGGATTTCTTGTCGGGGTCCTTGTCGTCCAGCTCGGACTTGCCGCCGACGATGACCGGCATCTTGGCGACGGTGGCGGTAAAGGCCTCGATGCCCTGCGCCTTGGCCATGGCGAGGAACCCATCCTTGGCGGCGGGCGCGATCTTGCCTGCGGCGACACCCGCATCGACGGCTGCCGTAATCGCCAGGTCGGCGCGGGCGGTTTCCGCCTCTTCCATCTGGGTCAGCTTGGCGTTGGCCGCATCAAGCTGTGCCTTGGCGACATAGAGCGTCGGGTCCGGTGCCTTGGCGCTGGCGGTGTGGACCTCCAGCTTGAGGTCCTTGATCTTGGCCACCGCGTCGGCGGCGGTCGCGTCCGAGGCAAGCCCCAGCGCGTCGAGGACGGCTTTGTCCATGATGTCGTTCTCCTTTGTGGTGCCCGCCTTCGCGAGCTCTGGCATTTTGAAACCGGGGGTGTTGGTCAGACCGACAGAGATCAGGCGGGTGATCTCGCCGGTCGCGGGGTCGGCTGCGTAGCCGATCGACAGAAACTTGTAGGCCTTGGACGCGACCCAGGCGGCCCCCTGTTCATTCCACTCGACACGCCCCCAAAGCGCGCCGTCGCGGGTCTCGATCTCGCGCACCCAGCCGTAGGCAGGTGCGTCGAGGCCTTGGTCGGCGCGGACGTGCGTCGCGTGCTCAACATCTATCGGCAGCGGGTGACCGTAGGCGTGGAAGGCAGCGATCACTTGGTCGGGCCGCGTCAGCCGATGCTTGCGCCCGTCATTGGCGGCAAGCTCCGGCCCCTTGGGGGTCAGTTGGACCCACTCGGGTGCGGCACCGCCATCGGCGGCCAAAGCAACGGGGGTGATTTGTGAAATACGGGCAGTGTTCATGCTGCCGTTGTGACATCGCGCGCGCGACGGGTAGCCCGTGAACGCGTTCACCGGGTGATTGCCGATTTGGCCTGAAATTCCGCGACCCGCTCAGAGGGCCATACAGGGCCTTCACCGCCAAAACCCTACCCACGGTCGTCAAAACCAAAAGGGGGGTATTTAAACGGTATTTAATCGAGCTCTCAGGGCCTATTGCGTCGCAGGGCGGATGTCAGATCGGCGCGTGGCGGTTGATTTTGGACCGGTATCGGCATATTTCGCACTCGCACCTGAGCCATTCGGAGTACCGGCGACCAGTGCCGTGAGGGGGTTCCGACCCTCCAGGTGCATCCTTCACCTTAACTGCTCGACATCGGTTGCTGCGAGATCGGCCAGCCACTTGCGCTGTGTTGTGCGATGTATCGTCTTGATCCAGAATTCATTCGTCGCCGGATGATTTTTGATGATGGCGATCCACGGCTCTATTCCATCGACCATCACCAGCAGATCGTCTTGACCCCGCCTGCGGTCACGGGCCAGCGGCCCCTCGACGATCGCCTCAGAGACACGTGCCATCACGTCCGGCGTCACCGGCGCAGCTTTCGAGCCGACCTTCGCGCCGTATTCGTCAGCGATGCGCACGAAGGCCGCACGGTTGCCCACGGCCTCGGCGATGTCAGGCGGCATAAAGCCGACAGCGACCTTCGCGCCGCTTCGGCCAGCAAGTACGCGCTGCACCAACCAAGAAGACGCCATATCTCGAAGGGCTGTCCGCGCCTGAGCCTCCGGTAAATCAGCGACCCGGCGTTCGAGAAAGCCTTGCATCGCCGCCTGACGCATCGCACCCGGATTGCGGTCCCAGCCGGGATCGATGCCGACCGGAACCATCTTTGTCTCGCCGGTGCGGTTATTCAGCCATTCGCGCGTGTCGATCACGGGGCTGTCGTCGATGCCCAGTTCCTCGGCGCGGGAGCGCGAGATCTGCATGACCCAGCATTTGCAGCCCCAGCCGTTGGGGGGATACCACGTTTGCCAGAACGGGTCGTCCACCGGCAGGACCAGCCATTCCTTGGCGGCGTGATGCGGGCGGTGCCGTTCGCTCGGTCCCAGGCGATAGGCCAGATAGGGCAGGGCCGCCTTGGTCCGCTGGATGCGGTCCCATTGGCCGGCCGCGCGGGCCGATCGCAGGTTCGCGTCATAGATCGTGCGCAGACGGCGCGGCGTGCCCAGCTTGGCCGGGGCCGTCTCGCCGGTGGCCGGATCGGTGACAGCCTGCATGCCCCACCAGCCGCGGGCCTGAAGACGGGGGCGCAACCGCTTTTGAAACTCCGCAAAGGGCAGCCCGTCATCAAGGGCCGTTTGCAGCTCGGCACGGATATCGCCCAGGACGTCAAGGCTGGTGGCCTTGGCTACGCTAAAGGCGACGGCGTGTTCCTCGGGTTCAACATCCAGCCAGCTAAAGGCCGGCTGCCAGCCCTTGTTGGCGAGAAAGCGTGACGCCTCAGGCGGTGGGCCCGGATCAAAGCTGTAGCCGGGCCGGTCGTCAGCTTCAGCCATCCGCCACGTCCCCGGCGGCGCGGGCGGTAAAGCTGGCGCGGACGAGCTGGTCGATCAGCCGGGAGCTGGGCAAGCCGTCGATCTTGTCCAGGGCCGCACGGGCGGTCTCATAGCTGTCTGCCTCCGCGATCGCCGCCATGAACGGCTCCATCAACTCGTCCATGACCGGTTCCCAGTCCGACAGCATGTCGCGCTGAATGTCGTCGATCATATCGGCCTCTGAACCGAACCGCGAAAACCACACCCGCGCCTTTCTGGTTGGCTCCGGAGCCGCAGGCGCACCGCCAAAGACTTCGTCGTCATCGTCGGGGTCGGACATGCGCACGATCCCGCGCGCCTCGGTCGCCTTGAAGGTCACACCAGCACTGGCGAGTGCCACGACACCATCGACCTTGGCCTTGATGTCCTCGGGTTCCTCGACCGTGATCAGAACCTTGGGAAAGCCTTTGACCGGGCCGAAGTTCAGCAGCACCGCCGGGATCACCAAGTCCCGATTGATCGAGCCCGTGATGCCCCGCGCGTCGGCTGTGGCAACGTCGTGGCGGACTTCGTTGTGGACATTGGCCTGCGCCTGGCTGGACCCGTTGTCGGTGGTCATCGTCTGACCCAGCACTGCCTTGCTGATCTGCTCATCAACATAGCGGGCGAGGTTTTCAAAGATCGGCTGGCTGCCGTTGCCGGACGTGTTCTGGACGAATTCGATATCCATATGCTTGGGGATCACCGCCGCCGCATCCGTGCCGATGTTGGCCACCGCGCGGAACAAGGTGGCCACATCCTGCTTTGTCGCGGCCTGATCGTATTTGCCCAGGCGCAGCGGCAGGCCGTAGGTTTCGACAAAGGCCATCCAGTCCTTGACCGTGTAGGCCTTGCACATCCAGCTGAAGGCCACGACGCGGGCCAGACCACCACGAAACGCCTGACCGGATTTCAGCTTGGCGGTGTGGACGATGAACCGAAACGGGCGCAGCTCGACCCCGTCCAGCGGATCGGCATCATCGCGCAGCCTGATCTTGCGTCCGGTCTCGCGGTCGAACTGGAAAAACCGCTGCGTCCGCCAGACAAAGGCGCGGGGCGTCCAGCCGGTCGCATCCGTGGACCAGTCGATCTCGACCACTGCAAAACCCTTGCCGACGGCATCCATCAAATCCTCGACCAGGTCCGCGAATTGATCGTGCCCGGTGATATTGTCCTCGACCCATATGGCGATGGCCACGTCGGCGGCATCCTCGGAATAGGGTTTGACCGTTGCCTTGATACCGGACACGGCACGTTTGCGCTGGCCCAGGACAGAGGCGTAGTGCGGGTCGCGTTCTTCCATCTCTTCGGCCAGCGTCATGAAGGCGTCCAGCTCGCCCCGGTCGCAGTCCTGCAGAATACCCGCCAGCGCCTGCGGCGTCAGACCGCTGGCCACGGATTCCACCCAAGACTGGCGGACACCGGTCATGCCGCCTTCGGCCTGTTCCTCGGTCAGCTCGCCCGTCTTGACCAGGCGGCCCCAGGCATCGCGCAACATATCCCTGATTTTCACCATAGCCCCTCGCGTGATCCAAAGCCTGCGGTGGTCTCCACCGTCTTTCCGTCATCGTCAGGCCGCCCGCCCCGTGGCACCCGCTCATAGGTCGCGACCTGGTATTCAGTTTTGAGTGCGGCCAGCAGCAGCATCAGGGCGACGAAGGCATCGCCGTGCCGTCCCTTGTTGCGCTCGTTCGGGATCGTCGGGATGCCCCGCACCAGCTTGACCGCCCGCATGTCGTCGCGGACATCGACATCGTTGGCGAGGCTGATCGTCTGATCCTCGAAGTGTTTCTTCACGCGCGGTCCGTGCTCCAGGTAATAGCTCTGGCTCAGCTTCACCGCCTCGATCCGGTCGTAGCCAAACCTCTCCTGGCATCGCTCGGCCAGGCCAAGGCCGTTGCCCGTCGCGTCGAACTTGGCCCCCAGAAACCGCGTCAGCCTGGTGATGACGCATTCGATCACCTGGTATTGCTGTTCGATCGGCATGTTCTTGAGCTCGATTATCAGCGGCACCATGACGGACAGGTCCCGCTGTTCCTGCCCGATGGCGAGGATGGTCAGGTCAGAGGTGCGGCCGAAGTCCTCGCCCATCGCGGTCAACCGATCGTCGTCCAGCCGGGTCAGATGTGGCACGACCTCATTATCGAGGAACGTCTGCACAAAGGTCCTGCGCTCTGCGGCAGGCCGCAACTCGAACCCTGACGGGCATGACAGCCGGGCGACGTGATGCGCATCGGTCATGCAGGCCTCGACGGCGGCAGCCGAGATATAGGCTCCGCTGCCCATCTTGGGGATGCAGTGCAATTCCTCGTCGGCGTCATCGCCGTAGAAGGCCATGATGTCCGCGATCTTTTCCGCCTTGGCCTCGGGTGTATTGGGCCAGCCGCGCGATAGCGCCATCTGTTCGTACCAGCCGTCGTTGACGGCATCGTCAAAGGTGACCCGCAGCACAACGCCCTTGCGCTTTCCGGACCGGACGTCGGCGATCAAACGGTTGAAGGCGTTTTCCGCGCCGTCGTGCGTGCTGATCACCAGAACCTTGCCGCCCAGCATCAACAGCGCCACCGCAGCCTTGAGCATCTCGTCCAACTCATCGTGGAACGCGGCCTCGTCAAAGATCACGAAGCCCTGGCGGCCACGCAAGCTGCGCGGCTTGCTGGTCAGGGCAACGATGTCGAAACCGGACGCGAACCGGATGCGAAAGGCGTTGATGTCCTTGTCCGCCCCGTCCTCGGTCTGGTCCTTGAAGATGAACTCCTCGACAGCGCTCGCAGCGGGCATGAAGGCCTTGGCCCACATCGCGCAGACGTCGATGAACTCTTGCGCCATGTCCAGATTGAACCCGATGTAGAGCACGTCCATCCCGCCTGCCGCCCGTTGCGCGCCGGCCGTCAGCACGGCGTCCGACCCGATCCCCCAGGTCATGCCAATGCGACGCGACTTCTCACAAACGACGAGCTGCTCTGTCGCCATCAGCGACAGCAAGCGCTGTTGGTAGGGCAGCAGGACAGACGGCAGGTCACGGCCTGCGACCACGTTGGCCGGCAGCTCCGGTTTGGTCGCAACGCCGGTCACAGCGCCACCCCGAGGATGCGCGCCTTGATCGCGGCCGCCGTGTCTGCGGTCAGGCCAAAGGTCTTGGCGTTCTGGGTCAGGTCATCGGCGACAGCGGCCTTGGCCTCGCGCGCGGCTTGTTCTGCGATGCGCTTTTCCTGATCAGCCGTCATCTTCTCGCGCATACCGGACGAACTCATCACGTCCTTGAGCATCTTGCCCAAGAACGCCAACTCGCGCGGGTCGATTTCCTCGCCTTCCTTGAGCATCTGGGATTTCATGACCTTGAAGGCCAGCGTCGTGATCATCTGGAACAGGACGTTGTGGCGCTTGGCCTCCTCTTCGAGACCGTTTCCCTCCATCCAGCTGATCGCCCAGGCGCTCGCCTCTTCCTGGGCGCGGGCCATCTGTTCGTATTCCTGCCCGTAGGCATGCACCGCCGATTTGCCGATCCGCACCTCAAGGCCGCGCTCTTCCAGCTTGTCGTTCAGATCCGCCGCGAGTTCGACATAGCCGGAAAACCCGCGCTCCTTCAGCGCGTCCTGAAGCCAGTCGCGCAGCTCCTTTGGCAGCAGATCGATCTTGCGGGGCGGGGGCATGTCAGCGCCGCGCCGTCGGACGTTTGACGCCGGGATGAACGCTGCGGCCAAGCGCCACCTCTGCACCCCGCACAGTCGCCGTGGCGATGACGACATGGCCGTGGTCCGTCATCTCGATCAATTCGGCATCCGCCAGCCAGGCAAGTGCGGCCCGCATCTGGTCCTCGGTCGTGGACACACCGACACCGTTGACCACATCGATCAGGATCGAGGCGTTCGACGTGTAATCAGACGACCGTTCGAGATGCCGAAGGATCGACAGGCGGCGGTGTTCAGTCTCAGGGTTTGCAGCCATGTTGAAGGCTCCTTTGAAAGGGTATTGAAACGGGTTCAGGGATCGGGGCGCATGACGCCCGGCACTGTCCGCGTGCCGTCGGCGACCTCGCGCCCATCGAGCGTGATGCGGGCAATGATCTCGTCAGCATGCCGTCGGACCGTGATCAGCTCTTGTTCTTCCAGCCACTGCAGCGCGGCGATTGTCTGGTCCATCGTCGAGGGCACGCCGAGGCGTTGGCAGTTCAGGCGCAACAGGCTCGCGGCGGCCTCGTAACCGGGGGTGCCCATCAGGTATTCGAGGATTTCCAAGCGGCGCTTCTCGGTCTCGATCCGGACCACGCTGTTGGCCCATTGGCGCAGCATGCTCACTTGCCGCGCTCCGCATTGGCCAGCACACCGCGGTAGAGCGTATCGACCATCTGGGCTGTATGCGCGCCCGTGACTTCCAGCTTGGCGATCGAGACCACGACAGCCTGGAGGTCGGACTTGGTCGCGAGTGAGCCCATGCGTGCCTCGACCGCCGTCAGGCGCGTCTCGACCTTCTTGAGCTCGTCCCCCAGGCGGCCTTGATCCTTTTCGACATCCTCAAGCCGCTTGACGATTTCCTTGTGGCCAGAGGTCAGGCCGCTGAAATCGGATTTGACCCGACTGGACACGCGGCCCCAGAACCAGCGTCCGAGGAACCCCAGAACGCCGATTGCCGCGAGGATCAGACCCAGCAGTTCCTTTCCGCCCGTGATCCATTCCATCATGCCAACCCCCAAGACAGCAGGCCGAATACGGACAGCATCACGCCTGCCTGTGTGGTGATTGCGCCTCGGCAGGGTAGTCCGCGCGGGCGTCCGATCATGCGCACCGTCGCAGCAACCCAGAAACCTGCCGCAGCAACGATGGCTGACAGCAGATCCGGGGCAGGGTGCAATTCCCAAAGGTTCGTGCCGCTGTTCACCAACAGCCGCGCCGCGATGTAGTAGATCCGTTCAACAAGGATCGCGGCCCCGAACAGGAACAGCGGACTGGCGACCGGCGCAAAGCTGGCGGGGGCCTGAACGTAGGGCAGCACCGTTACCCCGTTCCAGAGGATCAGCAGGATCGACAGGCAAAGCGTCACATGCCCGGCGAGGGTGATGGCGGACCAGCCCAATTCCACGGGCCTAGTCCTTGGTCAGCTTGATCGGGGCGTTGGCCTTGATCCGACCATAGAGCGCGACAGCCCCCGCAACGCTGGCAGCGATGCCGGTCAGGAGCTGCGACAGGGTTTCCGCGTCAGCCTCGGATGTCGCATAGCCAAGCAGGTTCAGCAGGCCGATGATCACGGCCGCGACAGCGCCCCAGATCGTTTTCGACGCAAAGGGAGATTTGGGTGAGTTCAGCATCGGGATGCCCTTTCAGATGGGTTTGGTCAGTTCGGTGGTGTAGTCGGCGACGATCCATCCCTCTTGCCCGCCCCACAGGACGCGCATCCAGGGCCGCCCGGCAAAGACGCCCTCGCGGATGACCGGGACGGCAGTCCCGTCGGGGATCGCTGCGATGACGTTGGGGTTGAAGCTGGGCCAGCGGCGCATGTTCAGGCGGCTGCCGCGTGTGGCGATCTGGACAAGCTGCTGGCCCTGACGGCGGGACGATTGTTCCTCGGCTGCGATGTCAGCCGGATCGTCACGGCCTAGAACCTTGGCGCGGATCGCCTCAAGCGGGAACAGTGGGTTGGTGTCGGTCTTGCGGCCGGGTGAGACATACCAGTGCGTGCGGATGTCCATCAGCGTCGGGATACCGGCGAACAGCGCGGTGCAAAGTGCGGTGACCGTGGCGATCTGTTCGGGCGTGTAGTCCATCCACCAGCCGTGACCGTGTTCGTCTGTCGTGACCTCGTGGATGTGGAATGTCTCGACGTTGAAGGTCTCCTTGAACCACGTCCGCGCAAAGCCATGCCCTGCGGCCGTCATGCGGCCGGGGTTCACGATCTCGATCCCGATGGAAAAGCCGTTGCAGCCGGTCTGGCCGTGGTATTCCGACCGGCCCGCGTGGTTGGCGCGCCGGTTAGTCGCGACCTGCTGGATCAGCGAACCGTCGCGCTCGACGACAAAGTGGACCGAAACCTTGGCGGCGTTGTCTGCCAAGTAGTCAGCGGCGGAGCCTTCGTCCAAGCGGCTGGCTGTATCGTGCAGGACGATCAGCGTCGGCTCGATCGTGCCGCCGACATGCGTTGCGGCCTGCCATGTGGCAGTCGAGATCTTGTGGCGGGAAAGTTTCATGGCGCGGGCTCCGGGCGGCAGTGTCCCGGTCAATTTGCCATCGCGCGCGCGGGCCGTAGCCGGTGAACGCGTTCACCGGGTGTCCATTATTCTCAACTGGAGGGCTGCCTTAAATCGGGATTGTTGTGATCGCAGATAACGGCTTTGATGAATCTACAAGATTCTTTGAAGGATTTGGACGCGCAACATGCTCAACGCTATTCTATCAAGTAAAGCCGGACGCCTGCATGATGGTGATGCGGTCACTCGATGGCGCGATTTATTTAAGGGAAGCGAAGATCTCGTAACCGCTACGGTTATGGAGCGATTGTCGTACCTGTCTGGATCGACATCTTGGTCAATCTTACGTGCGAGCATGTCTGAGACGCTTACCAGGTTTCGTCTCGGTGAGCTGGTCGAAATTGAGTTCTGGCCAATGTGGGAGTTCGAAGGGAAGAAGATCGGTGTAGAGCCTGACGTCTTAATCACCTTCACGGTCGGCGATCCGGAAAAGCGAGTCCATCTGATCGTAGAGTCTAAATACAGAGGTAACCCGCAAAGAGTGAGCCAGTGGGCCGAACAGCTTTCAGCTTACCGTCAATCAATAGACTCGGAAGTGATCGATCCCGCCGATTATGTTGTTTACATGGCTCTAGACGGCTTGAGTAGCCGTCACATTTCAAACACGGATTTAATCGCAGATGCCTACGCGAACTCAGATATCCAAGCTACGGAAATTGATAATCTGTCGTTTGTTCTGATCGGCTGGATGGATCTTGTCAAAGCCTGTGCATCTGTCGAGCCTGTAAACTCAGGCGAGCAGCGTATCCTTGACGACATGACCAAGGCGCTTAACCTTTTTGGCTATAGTTTCATTGAAACCCCAAGAGGCCTTGAAAAATTGAAGCCCCTGACTGCTGGGACAAGCACTCTGCGGGCACTGGCATTGGAGGAAATTTGACATGAGCGATGATCACGACTGGAAGGCAACTCTCGCCGATCTAAGGCAAGCTTATCGCATCGTGGTCGCGTATCATGATCGCACCCATCACCTTTTGCGAGAAATTGAAAACCTATTTCCTGAACTTCAGTTTGCGGAATGGCAACCTACATATACACACCGGCCTCCTAGCCGACTTAAAAGACCTATGGAAAAGTGGACATGGGATGGGGTTCCTTTTCACAATATGCTGGTCTGCTTCACCTTAAGAGGTAGTGGTACGACGGGTCCATTCGCGAAGGGCAACTGGTTTCTAGTTGCTCACCTCGAAAGTGACGATACAGTTTTCGATGCCGAGCGTGACCAGCGACATAAAGGTGGCAGCCCCAATCCTGCAAAGCTTCCGGATGCTAGAGAGGCGACCTCAACACTGACCCTCAGTGCATTCATTGTTCAAAACGAGCTTACCAATACGTCCACCTCAAGAATTTGGTATGATTCCGAAGATGGTGACGAAGGTGTCTGGAGCTCTGATCTCGATGGCAAAGTAGAATTCCTCTATCGGTGGCGACCTTTGGAAGAGGTTTTTCCCGACCGTAAAATTCAGGAATTTGCTTCCGAGCTGCGGGCGGACCTTCGCAAGAAAGGCATTGAATTATCAGATGATGTCACACAGGAAGATTAGCTCGCTCTTGAGCATAGCTGTCGTCTGACAGATAAACCGACACCGTAAATCTAAAACCCGAAGTCTTTCTGGTCGTCGTCGCGGCGCAGTTCGGCGCGATACTTTTTGACCGTCCTCTGGTTGAGGTCGCATTGAAGCGCAACGTCGAGGACGGTTTCACCAGCCTGCAGCATGTCGAGCGCACGACGGCGGCGCTCCAGGCGCTCGGCATCCCGGCCGCGCATATGCCCGCAAGGCAGAGTGATCCGCCCAGGGCCGAATGTCTCTATCAATTTGAGGGTCGCCTGCTCGCCGATGATGTCGGCGATCAAGCTGCGAGATGGTCTAACTGGGATGTTGACCTCTGTCCCGCCCCGCCGCTTGAGCAGCTTGGCGGTCAACTCCAGCCCGATCGCATCCTCGATCTCGCCAGCGATGCCCGGCAACTGGGTCATCGCTCGGTCTTGATGCCGCGGCGCGCGCACCAGTCCTTCAGTGCGCGGGTCACATCGTTGATCTGGCCCGCGTCCTGCAGTGCGTCGATGTCGATCGGCACCGAGGCCCACTTGCCCTCGAACCGGGACCGGACGAAGGCGTTCAGACCTGCGCGCCCTGGACGATCCAATGCTCCATCCTTGCCCAGCAGCCGCCAGAGCACATGGATGTAGCGCAGGTCCGCGCGGGGTGCGGCCGCGCGTTTGCCCGTGGTCGTGACCCGGAACCCCTTTTCCTTGAGCCGGGTCAGCAGCTTTTGCAGGTCCGCCTCGTCCATGTCCGCCATCGACGCCTTGCCCGTCACGACCAGTTGCAGGTCGCGGCGGGTTTCAGCGTCGATCGCCAGCTCGCGGCAGGCGACATGGACAAGGCGTTGCAGAGCACGGGTCATCGATTAGGCCTTAGCAAGATCGATGGTGATGGCCTGCCAAGGTGCGTCAAAGCGGTCGCGACGGTAGCAGCGGACATATGTTTTCGACCCGACCACGCGCATGGCGTCACGGATCGCGTCCATCGCCTTGGTCCAGCGCGGGTCTGCGATATCCAGACGCAGCAGCATGAATACTTCAGAGCGATTGATCTGCCCCGCCTTGTCGGTGTTGAAGGCGCGGGTGACGATCGTGCGGATCTCGTCACGGGCGTTGGCCGCCCACTCGTTCAGGCACTCGTCCACCAGCTCCTTGGCGATCTGGAGTTCGGGACCAAAGTCGATGTGGTCGCTGACCTGAACCTGCACTTTGAACAGGCTGTCCACGCTCATCAGGGTCTTGTTACCCTTTTTACCGCCCAGCTTGGCGTCGTACTCCTGGGCAAGCAGCGCCTCGAAGGCCCCGATGTCGTCAAAGGTGTGTTCCTTGAAACGGGCGACCTGGTCCGACAGCGCGCAGGCAAAGCCCACGATCTTGCGGACGGTTTCGTCCTCCAGCAGGTGTTGCGGCTTGACCAGGTCAACGGGCTTCCAGCCGCCCTTGCCGTCGCCGATTTCGATGCGGCCGTCGATTTCGCGACGGCCGGTGCCGATGGGGGTCATGTCAGTCATGGGTGTGGTCCTTTTTGTCGATGGCGGCGATGAACACGGCAAAGGCGAAAACGCCCACGACCGTGCCCGCGATGAAAATCAGGGTGCCGGTCATGTCCGGTTCTCCTTTTTTGCGGATTTCATTGGATGGTGCGGATCAGGCATCTGGCTCTCCATCATCAAGGACGGAGGCCGCGAGATCGTCTTGGGCGATCACGGCCAGCAACTCGTTGCAGAATTCCGGCACGGTCTGGCCACGCTCATGGGCGAGTGGCCGCAAACGGCTCACGGTCTGCGGTGCCACAGACATCAAGGTCGGCCGCTGCCCCGCGCCCATGCCGGTACGAAACTTCGGGATGACCTCGCCATTACGTCGTGCCTTGCAGCAATAGTGATAGACCGTGGTGATCTGCCGATCGACCTCGAGCGCGATCTGGGCAGGTGCCATGCCTTCCTTGGCGAGGGCGATGATGCGGTTCTCGATTTCGCGGGTCATTTGCGGGCCTCCACCAGAAAGACCGGGCAGCGGTGGCAGGCGCGGTACATCTTGACGCCTTGCGCATTGGCCCCGTTGAACACGCGGGCGCGCCTGCGCCACGCTTGGCATTGATCCAGCGGCAGCTCGCCCAACGCCGGGCAATCGCGCGTCGCGGCCAGCAGCTTGCCCGTGACCAGCTCTTCGACCAGGTCGAGCTCGGCCGCATATTTGTTGCGCAAGACCTGACTGACCAAGGCGGGCGACCGTTCGAGCCGCCTTGCGACCTTGTTCTGGGATGTTTCTTCGCAGGCCTCGGCCAGACGCAGAACCCAGTCGGGCAAAGCCGCACCCCATGCCTCGCGGGCTACTGTCACAGCGCCACTCATGCCAAGGCCTCCGGCATGTGGGTGATCTCGTTCAGGTTCGGGTCATAGACGACCGTGACCCTGCGTTCGCGGGGCGGCAGCGGCCCTGTGTTCCGGCGAAGGCGGTAGGTCGCCTCGCGTTTGCCGGGGATCGCCTTTTCCATGACCTTGAAATAGCCGCCCTTGAGAAGCAGCCGGCAAAAGTCGCGCGCCTCGTCCTCGCTGACGGAAAGCCAGTCCGTCGTCGCATGGGCCACCACATCACGCGGTGTGAACTGACCAAGGCCGCGCATGGCCTCCCACATCAGATCGTGGGGCGTGCGGGTCTGTTTCAGCCGTTCATCGCGGACCACCTTGGGCGGGCGGTGCTCATTCTTGACCCTAAAATAAAGGCGTCCCTTGTAGCCCTTGCCGCAGGCATCGACTTTGCCTTCATCAACCCAGCCCTTGACGATCTTGGTGACCGTGCCGGGGGCGAGCCGTGTTTTCGCGGCCAGCTCCAGGAAGCTGAACTGGTCCAATGTCGTGGCCATGTTCCAGCACTTGACCTGCGTGCGGTTTGCGTAAGGGTTGCTGGCCATTACCGTCCCCCCCGCGCGATGTTGTCGAACTTGCGGATTTCAGGGGCGATCCCGGTGAAGAACTGCTTGCGCCCCCAGTCGTTGACATCGACCGTCTGGAGGCCCTCGACCTGGGCGAACTCGCGCACCCGGTCGAGGTTGACGCAAATGCGCCGGATCGAACTCATGGACGCCTCCAGCAGCTTCTTGCGCAGGGGCTGTGTCAGCTCGACCCCCGGCGCGTAAATCCGTGCCAGATGGTTCACGTCGCTCATGTCACCGGGTTCGGCGGCGACCCAGTCGAGGATGCGCCCATGGACCCGTTCCCATTCGCGCAGCTTTTGCGGCAACAGCTCTTCACCGATCAGGATGACCGGGGCCTGACTGCCCTCGTAGATGTCGCGGATGATCTCGATCATCCGGCGCTGGACCAGGTGATCGGCCTCGTCGATGATCAGCGGGCGGTCGGTCATGGCCAGGTGCGCACTTATCTGATCCAGCATGTCACCGATGGTCTTGGCGGCGGGCACCGCCAGTTCCGCGAGGATCGCCTCGCACAGCTTTTTCTTGGTCCAGACCGATTTGACCTGCACCGTCACCGCGTGAAACTTGTTCGTGGCGTAGATGCCTGCCGTAGTTTTGCCGAACCCACTGGGGCCGTAGAATGTCCCCATGCCCGGCAAATTTGGCGACCGGTTCTGAATTCTGTCGATTAACGCCACAAGGGCTGCTACGTTGCGTAGCGGGGCGACCGAATTTTGTGTTGCGTCTTGCATGCTGCACTGCTCCTTCGTGTTGCTCTTGCCGCCGTCCGGGCCCCAAACCCGGCGGCGGTCATTCTTTGGCCAGGACCCCAAGTCCGAAGTCCGCGACCATGCCTTGCCAGGTTCTGTATTCAGCGGTGCCTTGGTACCCGGCCAACCAGCGCTGCTGTTCCTTGGTCACCGCGTCACCCGCAGCGATCATCTCTTCGAGGGCGCGGGCGCGCATGAATGTCTCGCGCCCATCGCGTTCTGCTGTTTCCACTGCCCGCGCGGCGCGGGCCTGATCGAGGTCGGCGACCATCGCGGCCTGTGCGGCCTGCACGTCGGCACTGATCGGGGCCGGTGCAGGCGCGCGCGCCTTGTCAAAGAGCGGTCGCACGACCTTGGCGGCGACGGGTTCATCCGTGATCTCGACGGGTGGCAGGGCATCGGCCACATCGCGGGCGGTCAACTGACGGTAGGCGTCCAGCTCGCCCTTGGCGGCCTTGGTATATTCGCGCTTGGCGCGGGCGGTGGCGCGGGCATCATCCACATCAAAGAAGCCTGACTTTTCCGAGCACGGTGCAAAGCCGAGGTATTCGTTGGCGTTGGAATAGATGTGCAGACCGTCCCACAGTGCCTGACGATCGAACCGGACCACGACCTTCTGACCCATGATCCCGTGCATCCAGTCCGCCCAGTAGCGGTTGCGCATGAAATTGATCTGTCCGGTGTTGGCGTTGACCTTGATGCCCTCGGCACCCATCAACCAAAGCCTGCGCTGCGCTTCGGTCGCCTTGCGGATCGGGGCGCTTGCGTAGCTTTCGGCGAATACGTCATCGAAACTGCGACCGTAGGCGATCTCTGACCTGCGGTCGGGACGCGCGTTGTGGGCCGCAATCTCTTCGTCGACGATCTGGGTGAACTGCGCCAGCGGCACCGCCCGTTCGCCATAGTTTTCAGGTTTGGCCAGCGGCGTGTTGCCCGTGTAGGCCCCGGCAAAGGCCGGATGCTTGGCGATGCGATCGCATAGATCACGGAACGCGCGTTCGATGGGCTTTGACTGACCCGAAAACGGCAAGGCCCAGTGGATTTCGCAACCAAGGCTGGTCAACAGACCGGATGGATCGTCCTCTTTGACTTTGAAGCGGAAGCGGTTCTTGACGCCGCCGGTAATCATCTTGGATGCGAACTCGCGCCCGTTATCCAAGAGCACATGCTCAGGAATACCCCAGCGTTCGATCAGATCGCCGATGGTGAGCTGGACACAATGGCTGTTGGCCGTCCGGTCGATCCGGTGGGCCAGCAGCTTGCCGGAATAGATATCCTGAAACGCGCACAACTGTGGACGTGCGATCTCGGCCCGCAGGCCGTCCGCCGTTGCCGGGAACTGCACGAACACGTCAAAGCGGTGAAAGTCGCCGTTGATCCCTTCCAGCGCCTGCATCGCGGATTTGTCGCGGGTCTGGGCCGGGCGCATGCGTTTGAGCGCCTCGTAACCCTTGCGCGCGAGCGTCAGCATGGTGGGCGAGATGTCACGGTCCATCTGGCGGCGGACCGTATGCAGCGGGGCAACTTCCAGCCCCTCGGCCTTGGCGATCCGCACGACCCGGTCGTAGACGGATTTGAGGCTGGGCGCTTCGGGGCGCAGATAATCGGCCTTGACGTAGTCAAGGAACGTGGGGTCGATAGTGGCACGGCGTTTGCCCTTGGCCGCGGCGCGGTGACGGGGCGCGAGATAGGGCAGGCGGTCATCGGACCGCACACCGTCGATCATGGCGAACCAGTTAAAGATGGTGCGCTGCGACTTGTCCGACAGCGCCGCCGCATCATCGACCGCGACGATCCGGCTCGCCCCGCCTTGTTCCATGGCCTCGACGGACTGGATCACCTTCAGGCGTTCTTCTGCCGCGGCTTTGGCCTTGGCGGGCAGACCTTCAAACCACGCCCAAGCCTCGTCGCGGCTGGGCTTGTCGGATGCGGCGGGCAGGGGGGCAGCATCGCTGGACGAGGTCAGCAGCTTTTGCTGTGCGCGGGCCGGAAACAGCGTCCAATGGTATTCGCGGCCACCGCCGCGCCCTGCGCGACGGCGCACCAGTTGGGGCGCGCGATCCCAGCCAAGGCGCTGTGCCATTGCGTTGATGCGGCGCTTGGTGCCGGGCATATCCGGCAGCCCTGCGGCGGCGATCTCGGCAGCGGTCCACCATTCCTGTTGCGGTGCGCGGGTCATTGCGGGTCAGCGCCCCCGTCGTTCATGGCGTCCAGCAGCGCGGTCAGATCATCGGCCTGCATGGCAACAAAGCGTTTGCGGGCTGCTTTGCTGGACCGCGCCCAAGCATCGCGCAAGGCCATCAACTGCTGTTCAACCGGGTCTTTAACGGACCGATGACGAACGGGTTTTAGCGCCTGCGCCAGCTTCTTGACCTCACCGTTGGCAAAGGCCTCGACGGCGTCCTCGCGCAGGTCAGGGTCTGCCTTGGCGAATGCCAAGAGGTCGTTCAGCGTGGTGCGGGCAGGGGCCGCGTGCAGGCGGGCCGCCATGGCCTTGTTGATGGCTTCGCCAGCCTCAATCAGCTTGAAAATTTTACGCCGCGAAAGGCCAGTCTGACGCTCGGTTTGGGTCACGAAGGATACAAGTGCCGAGTCGGCACTTGCATCCCAGCGGACAACGGCACCTGCTTTTCCTTGAGCCGTTTCAGGGTGTTCTGCCAGATATTCACGACGACGCGCGGCAAGGTGAATGGCACGGTCAAGGTCGTTCAGATCGGCGCGGGCAAGGTTGGCGTCGATCTCGATCAATCGGATCGCGGCGGCTGGTCCTTCGTAACAGCGGACCGGAATATCATCCAGTTTCAGCAGCTTGAGCGCGGCCATCCGATGCGCCCCGTCGATCAGCTCGAATTGGCCCTTGGGCAGGCGTCGCACAATAATAGGTGTCAGCAACCCGTGCTCTTCGATTGACCGCACGATGGACCCGATCGCGATGGGATCGACCTCGCGCAGGCGGTCCTTCGGGATCGCGATAGATGAACGGGACAGTGCTGTGACGGTGGGGATGTACTTCGCGCGGCTCATGACAGGCCACCCGCAATGAACAGGCTACCGATCAGGATGATGGCGAGTGCAATGACACCAAGAATGTCCGTCAGGATTGTGCGCAGATCATACATGGTGCGCACTCACAGCTCTGGCGATCTGACGTGTCCGTTCAATCTGATCAGCGGTCGCCCGCGCTTGCACTGACACGCGCAGCAGATGCTGGCTGCAACTTGGCGCGGTGATCGACAGGATCAGTTGCATGGCAAAGGCCACGCGCTGTTCCTCGGTCATCAGCTCTGCGGCATCTGCCGCCATCTGAACGGCGGGTGACGTAGTGAAAGAGACCAAGGTCATGCGGCTTTCCCCTTACTGGACGGGCGCGGAACATCGGCAGGCCACGCCAGATCGGCGGGCCAATTCTTGGAAAACCAACACGCAACACGGTTTGCCGTGCGGACCGTGCAACCGCAGTCATCCCGCAACCTTTTGAACAGGAGGGCATGCCCGGCAGCCTTGTTTGAGATCGTGGCCTCAGAACGCCCGGTGTGGGACGCCATAAGTTCGGCCAGCCTGATGAGATGTATCGTATCCATACCGTGAAAATACATATTTACACTAAGCGGTCAATATTATTTTGCACTAAATTGGAAACTATCGGTTTCCGAGACCAGACTTGTGCAAATTTGTATTTTCAGTGTAATTTGCCACCATAGTGAAAACTGAACATCTATATGCGCTCCTAGAAGCACGACGCGCTGAGCTGGGGCTCTCCCAGGCGGAAGTCGGACTGCGAGCTGTAGGTCAAAACAACAGCGGTGTTTTGCAGGGGCTTAGACGTGGCTCTTCGCCTTCTGCTGAAAAGCTTGAAGCGTTGTGCCAAGCGCTGGGGCTTGAATTTTACGTTGGCCCGCCCCGTTCGTTGGCGAAAGCCTACGACACTCCAACCAGCCTAGATGATGAAGACTTTGTCAAAGTCCGGCGCTACGACGTAAAGCTGTCTGCGGGACCTGGTCTGAATGGTGACAACTCTGCACCCTTGGCCCCCGTTGCCTTTCGTGCTGCCTGGATGACCTCAGCCGGTCTGATCGCCGAAAAATGCTGCGTCCTCGGCGTCCAGGGCGACAGCATGCGCCCTACGCTGTCCGACGGTGACCTTGTCCTGGTGGACGAACGCCAGATCACCCTGCGCGACCGCAGCGTCTATGCCTTTGTCGACGTCACCGGCGACGCCCGCATCAAACGCCTGGAGCGCCTCGACGACCAACTCCTCATCCGCTCCGACAACCCCGACCACGCCATCGAGATCCGAAAACCCTCCGAAGCCAATCTGATCCGCCTGATCGGCAAGGTCGTTTGGTCGGGTCATAGCTGGCGGTGAAATGCTCCTTCGATGAGGAAAACGCATTTCGACCAAATTCGAGAAGAGGCACTTGAGTGCTGGGTCGGCTCTTCAAAGTAATTTGGGCTATCGTTTTGATCACAGGCGTTTTTCAGGCGATCGAATGGTTCAAGAAGGATTGGCCTATTGATCAAGACAGGTCGATCGTTGACCAAGTCATCATTTGTCACTTTGCAAATCTAAACTCCGGTGGCGAAAACTACATCGCGTTAATCGACACCTTGGGCCTACGCCCAGATGTAGAGACAGCTGTAGGTCTGGCCGTGCAAGGTCGGCCACGGTTTAGCAGGCCCTATAACTGTTTTGCGAACCTTTCGCAGGAACAAGTTCGGGAACTGAACGCTTCGGAAGACTATCGAACAGCCCTAAAAATTCTCTACCAAAAGATGAACAAGACGTATCACTTTGGTAGGTAAAAGCCTTGGTGTTTGATCCTATGGTCTGATGGTGTGATCCTTTCTTTGGAATGGAAGGATGCCCTATGGGACAAGTTCGTCATGAAAGCCCCACGACGAACAGCTCCTCATCCGCTCCGACAACCCCGACCACGCCATTGAGATCCGCAAACCCGCCGAAGCCAACTTTATCCGCCTGATCGGAAAGGTCGTGTAGTCTGGGCATAGCTGGTGGTAGAAAAAGGCCTGCAGTCGTTCCAGCTTCCGCGCGATGATAGCAAGCATCGGTGACTAAGGCCCAGGCCGGATCACAAGCTGCGGGCTTATCGGCTCCTCTCGATACAGCGTTGCAAATTCATCTAGTACCATTTTCAAAGTTGCGACGAATTTACTGAAGTCGAATGAAATCCCGTGGTTTCGCTTTTCGTGCAAGTATCGCCATTCAACGAAGGCGTTAGCATGATGAGCCAGAATGTCAGTGATTTCATATTTCAGATTGAAACCATCTGGATAGAATGGAGCGACTTGCTCTCTAAATCGCCGAGCAAGACGCTCTTTGCTGGTTTCGCTAAGAAGCTCGAACAGCATCAAGAGATCATGGGTTCTTTTGGTCTTGAGGGTGTTGTGGTCCCAAACAAACCAAGCCTTCAACGCAAATTCCATCGATAGCGCCAAAAGCATAGGCTCTATGCCGATGTGTTCCGCACGACGCAGACCGAACTCATCTGCATCGGCTTTCGCTATTGCCTGAGCCTGAATGAGGATTGATCGCGCCTGTTTCTCAAGTTTGACACCCGTAGACAAGCCGTGAAACTGACGCGATTTCTGCATAGGCAAAAGATAGACGGATCATCGGATCGCGGCAACGCGCAAAGGCGAAGTGGTTTGGCGAGTGTATAAATTAAGGTAAGGGTGCTAGCCACCGCACTCCTTCATCCGATCTGACAACCCCGAGCACGCAATGGAGATCCGCAAACCTACCGAAGCCAACCTTATCCGCTTGATCGGTAAGGTCGTGTGGTCCGAGCATAGCTGACTGTAGGTGTGAGCCGCTCAAGACGAAATCATTTTTTCAAATATAATTTTGCCCGAAGTTCATTTAAGCTGCTTTCTTGAGCTACTTGGCGGAGAGCATCCTTCATTCGCTCTGTGATCTTGGAGTATCCTCTTATAGCTAACCCCATATTTTCAGACTTAAGAGCAAAGTTGACCATGACGCTAAGCTCAGTACCCTTAAATCGCTTTAGAATATCATAATATTCGGATGTAGGAACAGACGCTAGGTACGCGATATCACGGTCACTCCGGAACTCATTAATTGAAACTCGCAAAAGCACATCAGCAGGATGTTCGTTGACAGGTATTTCATCGAGCCTTCTTTCAAAATCATCCAGAATTCTTTGGTCTACCCTGATATGAAAATTCCGAAGCGAGGCAGCAAAAAAATCACGTGATTTTCCATCCTGCGCTTTCAAATATGTGGTTAGAATTCTTTCCGCTTCATCCGTTTCCCCCAGCTCGTTCAAAAAATCAATAATATTAGTAGCTTGCGCTGCCTCCATATTTCTGCCGTAATCTTCAACAGAACTTACGAACGCCTGAACAACCTCCTGATGGTTGTCGTCGAAACTGTCTGCATACAGATGCCAAGGCGAATTGATCGCTCTTATAGCTTCCGTGTCAGCGAACTGAGCCTCCAAGTCATCGAATACCGTTCGAAGCGCATCTAAATCAAAAGCGCCCAGCTGCAATCCACTTAGAATTTCCTCGTCCAGCTTTTCTAAGGACCAGAAATCATATTCTCTAGAAATTTGACCCCACGCTTCTTCAGCTTTACTGGGCTCACCGTCAGGCAACGGTCTGAACAAACTTGCACCGCCTTGGACCTGCTCTAACGAAGGAGCCTGCCCAGGCTCAAAGACGCACCAACCCAAAAGTGCCATCGATTTCACAACAGCCTTAGACAGGTCCACGTGCCGGTCTTTCAACATCGGCTCCAAATGAGTGATAGTACGGCGAATACGTTTAATCACTCGAATATTTACAATCCCGAGCATAGCCACTCGCTCAACGAGTTCGGTATCAATTATACCTGAACTGTTCAAAACTGCGTTTGCAGATTCTCTAGAGCTAGGGCTGAAGAAAACAGCTTGATCGACAACCTTCTCTCGATACTGAGCAAATTTTTCAGTCTGATCCCCAAGACCTTCTTCGTTAAGCATCAGGACAATTTTGCAACCCTTTCGCTCCCGAAGGGAAGATACCAAACCGAGAATATCAGAGATTTCTAGACCACTTCTGGCGCGCTCGATATCATCGATGCAGATGATCTGATTGCGGATTAATAGCGATGCACCTGATGTCAGGAGGTCACTCATGTGGCCTACAACCGGCAATGCAGAGGCTCCTTTCGTCAGGTGAGGAAAGCTACGTCTAATCGCCGTTTCTCCGGCATTCCTCAGACCATCGAAGCTAGAGAGGTGCTTTCTAAATGACTCGACAGTCGGCTCTAGTTCATCGCTATCAAGCGCAACTGTTGACTGCACGATAGCAATCTTGAGGTCGTCCAAGCTTCGCAGGCCGAAGACCGAAACGTAGGCATACTTCTTCAATGGTGAGGTCGTACCTACTTCCGCCAATACCTCATCCCACGCGTGGGTTTTACCGACGCCCCACCTCCCACTTACGCTTAAGACTTCGGGTTCGCCGGACGACAGAAATCGACGCATCTCCGCCTTAGCTAAAGCTCGGGTCAATCCTAATCCTCCAGTTTTCCAGGCTATGTACCTATGCTCGGCCTGCCCAGTTACTTTACCGGCAAGATCGGCTCTTACACCATAGATGACGAAGCGCAGTCACCTCAAACCAGTTTAGTTCACCAAACGACGCTTTCAAAAAAATTCGCGTCCCACTTAACCCAGGTTCAAGAATTTGCAGAGGCCTTAAAAGTCCAAGAACCCAACGCAAATCATGTAAAGTGGGACCTATCTTACAAAGTGGGACGCACGCGTCCCACTTCTGTCGAGGAAGAAAAACAGATAAGACGATGATTGGGGCCTCAAGAAACCCGTTGAACGGTTGTTTAAATGGGGTTTGAGGCGCTATCGCCAACTCGTTGCGCGATGGTCGGTCCAGGTCACCTTGAGGGCCTCAAAGGGCGCATAAGTGGCCATATGCAAAACCAGCAGCGCTGCAGGGACAAGGGCATCGATCCGACCTTAGGGACTTATTTTAAAGGGCCTTTCCGATGTCTTCCGGCTTGACCCGCTCTCTTCCAGCAACTGCAAGTCTCTTTGTTTCCCTACAGTGACTGTAGCGTGACAGCAGGTTTTGCAGTGCGTGGCAGTTAATGTTGCAGCAAACGAAGTTTTAAAATTGACCGAAATCGCACCGCTAGCGGCTTCCGGCCCAAATCTGCCATTCACCAAGTCTCGGTCATGCTGCGGCGCGGCCCGTCGAACCAGCCATTCGTGCATGTCGCAGCATTTTGGTAGTCCGAAACGTCGGTGTGCGGACTTTGGCGAAGTTCGTTTTTTGGTCGTCGCTGACGTAGCATCGCTTCGCGCTTGCAACATGCTTGTCGCTGCGTTGCAGATCACGTCGCCGATGCGGCCATTTAACCTGGCTCTATGACGTCAAAATCAGACCGCGCTTTCGCTGGGCGGTGTTAGAAATATCGACGCACGGGAGAAAGTAGGAAATCACTGTATTTACACAATCACCGCTTGTCTGGTCCAAACTATCTGGATCGTGGAACACGGCTTTCGGGCAAAAAAGAAAAGGCACGGGAAAAGCACCTGTCGCCGAGACACAAGCTCAAGGGATGAAAGTCTCAGAAAACCGGTCGGCGCCTAAAATATGACATTTTTTTCTGTGCTCTTATTTGCTACCTTAGGATGCAATGAGATACCTCGATATCCAGATGATAAAAAGCTTCGAATTCGACGGAATTTTTGCATTCGGCCTTTTGCTTCTATGCGTGCTGGTCTTTCAAACAATCCGCTCTTGGAACCGACCTGTCGGTCCAGGTCACATTTTTTTCCTGATGACCCATGTTGGGGTGTCGGGATGGCTCGCGATGACCATCCTGCAGGTCGCCACAGTCAGCACTCTGAACAAGATTTTCTTGTACACGATGACGATGCCTATGACCACTCTTTGCGCAGCAGCGTGGTCCGTGTTCCTGATAAAATTTGGCCCGGTTCAATTGGATCCTTTGCGCCGTTTTGCCTATCCGATCGTCGTCATTCCAACGTTCAGCGTCACCATCCTCGCTCTTACGAACGGTTGGCACGAGTGGATAATCTCTCTGGATAGCCAAGCGACCATGGTTGATGGCCGGATCTCGATCACCCCCGATCGTGGTTGGATGTTTTACCTCATAGAAGCTCACAACTTTGGTTGGATTGCCTTGGCCACAGGTGTCTCTCTCTACGGGCTTCGAAGGGCGACTAATTATTTCAAGCCGATCTATGGGGCCATCCTTGCGATGTCAGCCGTGCCAATTGGCACCAATATTAGTTATCTCCTCTTTGACTTCACGGTCGCAGGGGTCGACCCTACTCCTTACGTTATCGTGATCTCCTTTGCGTCCTACGGTTCGGTTTTGATAAATAGCCGGTTGATGAAAGCCGAAAGGGTTGGGGAGCGACATTTTTTCTATGCATCAGACAGTTTGAAAATGATTTTCAATCAAAAAGGTCGGATGGTCTCGATGAATCCTGTTGCGAAGGAAATGTTAAGCGGCGGCGACGCGAAAGAGATGAAAGCAATGGTTGATGGTTTGGCCGCTAAGTTAATGAAGGCCGGTCGGATCAATCAATGTTTTGTCCACATCGTGGGGGATCGTTCTTATCATGCGAATGCATTGGTCATTGAGGATGTGGTCCATCCTGATCGCAAACCTCTCGGCTGGACGATCAATTTGACTGATGTAACGCGAGAAGAAGAGGCCGCGCGACAACTCCAGGCCGCAAAAGAAAAAGCAGAGGCAACGGTGTTGCTCCAAACAGAACTCGTTTCTGTAATCAGTCACGAACTAAGGACGCCTCTCACTTCCATCAGCGGCACCCTGGATCTTATGCATGCGGGAGGGTTCGGCGCGTTACCAGACAAGGCAGCCAGGGGGGTCGAGATCGCCAGACGGAATACCCGTCGCCTGCGTAATCTAATCGACAACTTGCTCGACTTGCAAAAACTGGATTCTGGAGAGTTCAAAGTCTCATTTGAGAAAGTCGATTTGAAGAATGCCGTTCAGATCGCCGCTGAAGACATGAGAGGATACGGCCTCACGCGAAACGTAGGCCTCAAGGTCGTAGATCCTGTCGAACCATGTATTTGCCTTACCAATATGGCCCGGCTTCAGCAGGTGCTTGCGAACGTCGTTTCAAACGCGATGAAATTCTCTGGAGATGGTGACCTCGTGACAATATCCACGTCCAGAATAAAAGACTTTGCGGAGATACGAATAACGGATACGGGTCCGGGCATTCCTGTTGGCTCCGAGGAAAAAGTCTTCGGTCGCTTCTCTCAAATTGATAGTTCGGCCACCCGTTCTCATGAGGGGACAGGACTGGGCATGAACATCAGCAGTCTTTTACTTCAAGAACTTGGCGGGCATATTCACTATGAAAGCGAGCTCGGGGTCGGCACGACGTTCTTCGTGAGGATACCGCTTCACGATAGCGAACAGGCAGAAGTCTCCGCGTGAACTCCAAGGTTTCCCCGCTCGAATGACTCGGTCTCGAAGGGTACACATCACGAAGTGCTGCCTTTCAGCCTTGAATGTCCGTTTTCTTTGATTGACCCTTTAAGTCTGCTCTCGCAGCGAATGACGGCTTTCCGCCCTCACAAACACCCCCTCAACCACCGCCACGCCCTTGCTGCAGCCAGTGGGACCACGCCGTTACCGGCTGCAGCGGATCGGTCCACCCGCAGGGCCAGCCCATTATCCAGTCGGTGAAGGACGGGTTGAGATGCAGCGCCTCCTTGGAGTGCAGCCCCCCAGGCAGCAAAGTCACCTGGCATCGGGGGGAAGAGACGAGCGGTCCTGGCGTCCAGCCCGTGGCCTTCAGCAGATCCCACATCATGACCCAGCACCGGGCGGCCATGATCAGGCCGACTTGTGATCCTTTCTGATTCCGGTCCGCGATGAACTGGAAGTGACCCGGTCCCACGCGGATGCTCGTGCGGTTGCCGCCCAT